TGGTTCTCGTCAGAATAAAGCCCATCAAGCTGCTCATGACGGCTGTGACGCCCTCGTCTCCGGTCGCTCCATGTGCGTGGTCGAGCGAATGCAGACTGAGGCAGACATCCCTGGCGAGGGCGTCGACGACGTGCTGACGCTGCTTCATCGCGCCGCCCCTTCGCCAACCGTCTCCGCGATCACGGGGATCGGAGCGGCGTCCGGAGCGCCGGGAAGGCCGGTCAGGTCGCGCACGGAGGCGATGTCCAGCGGGATCATCTCCCAGGCGGCTTCGGGGTTGGGGCGCCGGAACACCCGCAGATAGCTTTTGCTGCCCACCACCCGGATGGCGTCGCCGATCGCGGTCATCGCCTGAGACCAGGTGTCGTCCTGGATATCCAGGCGGCGCAGGCGCAGCACGCTGTCCATGTTGATGGTGCCTTCCTTCGACACGTTGAAGGCGTCGTTGACCAGCACCTTGATCTCGGCGCGGCTGCCGTCGCTCCAGGCGGTGATGCAGCGGTCGATCAGGCTTTTGGCGATCTGCAGCTCGGGCCCGAAGGCGATCTGATCGGCGATCTGGATCTGCACCTTGAAGAGGCCGTCATAGCTGGTGAGGGTGAGGTTTCCCTTCGCCCCGCCCTTGGCCTCGCCATACTGCTCGCCGATCAGCGATCGGAAGGCGGCGATGTCGTCAAACGAGTGATCCTTGAACCGCGCGATCTGCCCGGAGAGGGCGACGGCGTAGCCCACGATCTTGCGGACGGTCTGATCCTCCAGCTTGGTCGCGGGCTTCACCAGCTGCTCGGGCACGAGGCGGCCCTTGGAGTCCATCCAATAGCCTCCGGGGATGTTGGTATTCGTCATGAACGGGCTCCTATCGGAAAAGGGCGCGGAACAGCCGCGCGAACAGGGATGGTTTCTCGGCCGGCAGGTAAGCGCCGGCCTGGTTGATGGCGGTGGCGATCAGCCGCCGCTTGGTGGCGGGCGACAGCGAGGGCTTCGGCGGCGGGGCCGGTTCGATGGTGATGGCCATCAGGCGAGTTCCTTCTGAATGCTGCGCGCCGGAAGCGGGGCCTCCAGCACCGCCAGCCGATAGGCCGTGACCATGGCGTCCAGCGCCCGGCCGGCGCTGCAGCGCGAGACGCCGAACCAGGGCTCGCCCACGGCGGCGCAGATCTCGGCCGGGGTCATGCCCTGGGCCAGCCAGGCCTGCAGCTGCTCGGCCGCCATCTCTTCGATCTCGGTCAACAGGGCTTCCGGCGGGCGAGGCGGGGGTGTGAAGCGGGTCATCCCCGCACCTGCGACTGGTTCGCCTTGCGCGCATCGCGCCGATCGGCCAGCAGGGTGACGTTGCCGCCGGCCAGATCCAGCGGGTGGATGCGCGCGGCGGGGGCGATGGTGTTCTGCTCCATCGCCATGGCCTGCTCGATCCAGCCCTCCAGGATCATCGCCCAGTTCGAAAGCGAGGCCGCGTCCATCACCATCGGGCCGGCCTTGCCGGAGAGCATGTCATCCGCGCGGGCGATGATCGCGGCTTGGAAGTGGTCGATTTCCTGGCTCAGCATGGTTTACCTCCCTGCTCGGGGCGTTGCGGGCAGCAGCGGCAGGCGCGCCAATGGGCGGCCTCCAGGCTGCTGCTGGTGGGGTAAGGCCGGGCGGCGAAGGCCCGGCAATCGGCGCCGGTGATGTCGCGCTCCAGATGCGGGCAGGCGACGGTGGCGCAGATCTGGTTGATGCGGGCGATGATGCGGGTGGGATCCCCGTCATACTTGCCCCGCCGGATCAGGCTGATGGCGGCGCGGGAATAGCCCAGCTTGTCCGCCGTCGCCTGGATCGAGCCGGTCTTTGCGATGTCCGCTTCCAGCAGGGCCAGCCAGTCGCTCATTGGCTGGCCCTCAGCTGGAACAGCTTGCCGCCGTTCGGATCGCGCAGGGTCTTCGCCTTGACCTTCCACACCGGCGCGAGCGGTCCCAGATCCTCGACCAGCAGATGCTGGACATAGCCGTTATTGCCCATGCCATGGCCGCGCAGCTTGCGCGGCAGGCGCTTCACCAGCCCGGCCTCGACCAGGGCCTTCAGATAGCGGCCGACCTGCGCGTATTGCCTGGGCTCGGCGGCGATCGTCTCCATGATCTCCGGCACGGTCGCCTTCTTCTTGATGCGCAGGGCGCGCCAGGCGCGGGCGGTGAGGCTGTCCTCGCTGCTGCGCGCGGCGCCATGCGGGGCCTTGGGGCCGGCCGTCAACCGCACCTGACTGCGGCCGGCCAGGAAGGCGTGGCCTTCCTCGGTCACGCGGTAGCAGCCGACGCTCTTCATCGTGATCAGCCCGGCGCTGGTCAGCGTCTCGATCAGGTTGCCGACCTTGTGCACGCTGCGGCCGGTGGCCTCCGAGAGGCGCTGGATCAGCACGCAGCCGTCCGGCCCGGCCTCAGCATCCATGACCGTTAAGAGGGATTGCGCGAGCGTCGTCATTAACGGCCGCTCACGCCATCTTGCAGGGCGCGCCGGTTGCGGCAGAGCGTGCGGCCCTTGACCATCTCCACCGTCACGGCCGCGCCGCGATTGACCCGGCCGACCTTCTCCACCTCGCCCAGCGCGTTCTTGATCTCGCGGTAATAGCCGCCGGTCTCGGTGAGGATCAGGGCCAGAAGCCCATCATCAACCGGCACTTCGCACAGCTCGGTCGCCATCAGCTTCACGTCGGCCGCCGAGGCCAGGCCGAAGCGGGCGGTGGCGGAGACGCGGCTGGCCCATTGCGGGTATTTGGTGAGGAAGCGCAGGGCGTCCGGCGTGCCGCCGATCACCAGCTCGACCTCGGTCAGATCGACGATGTCGCGCACGCCTTCCAGCAGGCGCATGTTGTGCTTGGTCTTCTCCGCCTCATCGATGACGATGGGCGTGCGGCGCTCCCCGATGCAGGTGAGGACCCGCTGGAACAGGGATTTGTAGGTTCCGTCGCTGGACAGGCCCAGGCGCTCCGCCAGCTCGCGGATCACCCAGATCGGCGTCCATTCCGCCTTGGCGCGCAGGAAGACGGCCTTCTGCTGGACCGCCCACCATTCCAGGGTGCGGGTCTTGCCCAGCCCCGGCTCGCCGATCGCGGCCACCCAGCCGGCTTCGCGCGCCGCGCGCTCCTCCGCGCTGGCGAAGGCGGCCAGGAACTTCTTGACATTACTGGTCTGTACAAACTTAGTGTGCATTTCTCAGTCCTTCGATGTTTCCACGACGGGCGGGCATGCCGGCAAAGCTAGGCGCCCGTCGTGGCTTCGCTTTCGTCTTCGTCCGTGATTCCCAGGGCCATCCGGAACGACACGGAACGCATCCGCCGTTGCAGCAGCTCGTGGTCCTGGGGTTCCGCCAGGGTTGGGTTTGCAATCACCCACTGCGCCCAGCTGAAATCGTCGTTGAAGATCGGCCGGCCGCCTGACGTCTCGATCGGGGCCGGCGCGGGCGTCTCCTGCGCTTCGGCGGCCTCGATGCGGGCCAGGGCGGCGTCCGCCAGCTCTTCCTGTTCGGGGGTCAGCTCGATCTGCGCCGCCATAGCCTCGCGGCGCGCGGCAAGGTCGATGACGCGCGGCCCCATCTCCGCCAGCACTTCGGCTTCGTTGTCGCGGATAGTCTTAAGCCGGCGCTTGCCACGCTCTTCGCGCGCCTTCTCCACCGCTGTCAGCGGCATGTAAGGCCGGGCCATGCCGTCCAGCTCGGCGCGGCCGATCAGGTTATCGGCCATGTCGCGCACCCAGACGCAGGCGGCGTCATGGAGGTCGTATCCGACCTTCACGTTGCGGCCGTGATGATCTTCCAGCGCCTTGAGATAATAGGTGTTGCCGATCAGGCTGACGGAACCGCGCGTCGTCACCCGCACCTCGTAAGGCCGCACCAAATCGGTCAGTTCAGCGGCGTTAACCAGGACCGGCTCCCAGCCCGCCAGCCGGTGCGCCTCCCAGGCCTCGTTCGGGCTCTGATGGCGTAGCTTTCCGGTCTCGGGGTCTTGGATCTTCGGCAGACCGCGATGCGGGCGGTCGTTGTAGGCGTCGATCACGCCCTGGCACCAAAACATGAAATCAGACCAGGGCGTCAGCAACGAGGATGATTCCGTCGCCTTCAGATCGGACTTCACGACCCGCAGGAATTTACGGCGGGCGGTTTTGTCCATGTCGCGGCCCAGATAGCCGGGGCGGGCCTTCGCAGCCCTGATCCAGATGGATTGATGCGCGCGCTCGATCATGCCGCGCGCCTGGCTGTTGTAGGGTAGCGCCGTGGTATGGGTGCAGCCCATGCGCTGAAGCATGTCCGTCACGACCTGGTTGCAGTAACCAGAGCCGCGATCGGTGTAGAACATGGCCGGCAGGCCGGCTTTAAGCGCCATCTTCAAGGCGCCGACCGTGGCCCAGGTGCTTTCCGCCACGGCCGCTGACCAGCCGATCGCGCGCCGGGTCGCGACGTCCAGCACCGCGCTCAGCTCCGGCCGGAAGGGGCGGCCATGGATCGGGTGGGCCACGTCGTCGGCGTCGAAGCAATGGCCGTCGCTGATGATCACGTCCAGCGGCAGCAGGTGATCCGTGGTGCGGCGCACATGGCCTTTCAGGGCCTTCAGATCCTGCGCGCCGCGCCGTCCGCGCTCCCGCTCGACCACCGGCAAGGACTTCAGGAACCGCCTGACCTGATCATAGCTGGGCATGTCTACGCCCGCTGGTAGACGCTCCGGCAGATCATCCATCACCGCGTGGATCGAACGCTTGGTGGGGAAGCGCCACAGCGTCAGAAAGGCGTTAGCCCAGGGCGGCGGGCCGGCTTCGACGGTCGATTCCAGCGGGGCCAGGGCCACGAAGCCGCCGGTCTGCCATTGCGACCACCAGCGGAACAGGGTGCGGGTGGAGAAGGTGGCGGCGCCATCTCGGCGAGAGCGCGCGTTGGCGCGCGGCGCCTTCAACGTCAGATATTCGCTCATCCTGCCGGCGATCGAGTCCGCCGCGAGGCTCTCGATCGCCTTGGTCACGCTCATGCGCCGGGCGCGCTGTTCGATTTCCCGGACCACCGCGATACGGGCGGTTTGGATCTCACGCTGCCAGCCCGCCAGATCAGCCTCACGCCGCAGCGGCGATGGATCGGCCGTGACGGCGTGAAGCCTCTCCCGATCCAGACGACGACGCAGGGCGTCGCGGGCGCGCTCCGGCAGATCGGCGACCAGGAACTCCATCCCGCCGCCACCTTCGCGGCCGAACCGCGGCTGTCGCCGCCATTCCTCGCGGATCGCGCGTTCACGGATGCGAAATTCGCTGGTCGGCAGCCCCGGTAGGCGGGCGGCTGCGATTTCCGCCGCCGTCATCCATTGCTGTGACGACAATTTGGCTGGAACCGACTTAGTCGTCGGCGCCAAGGCGCGCCCTGGAAGGTCGATCACCTCACCCACGGCGGGCCTCCGCACGGGCGATCACGCGCTGCGCCGTTTCCGGGCTGATCTTGCGGGTGAGTTGGTCGAGCCGCTTTTGCGCGTTCTGGGCTACGGCGCGCAGCGCCGCCGCCTCCGCCAGCACCGCTTCCTCCCCAACCAGGATCTGGCAGCCGCATTTATCGGCCAGCCGCTCCAGAACAAAGGTGGCGCCGGTCGCGATCAGGAAGGCCGGCAGGAAGGCAGCCGGGAAGCGCCAGCTCTCATGGCTGCCCGCCGTCCAGCTGTTCAGCTGCGCCGCCGTGATTTGTCCGGCCTCGGTGTCGCCATAGATGAGGTCGGTCATGTCCGCCGCCACTTGGGCGCGGCTCTTCGTGGTGCCCTTTAGGGCCTTGGCGAGCAACGCCCGCAGCTCAAGATCGAAATTCAGGGAGCCCGGCATGGGCTCGGGCTCCGGCGCCGTCTGCAGCGCGTCGCTCAAACCCAGCTTCATCTGCCGCTCGTCGCAGGCGCGCGCCATTGTCACGCCGCTTCCGAAGAATCGACAGTGCAACCAGCGGCGGCGTCCTTTATCTTATCATGAGAAGTTGTTTTTTTCCGCGTTCTATGGACCCGCGCACCTCCGATGTACCGCTCCGCGAACAAGACCTCGACAGGCACGCCGATCGCGTCGGCGATAACCTTTTCCAGCCGCTCGCTCGGCATGAACATCGTGGCGTACATCGCTTCGCGGGTGACCCCCGCTGTGCGCGCCACTTCGGCGAATGAAGTGTTCTTCAGCCGCAATTGGAAATGGACCCAGGCCCGCCGATCGTACGGGTTGGAGGGGATGTCAAATTTCGTGTTCGCTTTCGTCATAGAAAGAGAAGAGGACAAAAACGTCCTATGGTCAATACCGAAATGACAAATCCTTCCGAAAACGTCGCTGATGGTCCGCCTCAATTCGTCGAACGGCTGAAAACTGCCGTTCAATGGGCAGGTGGCCAGAGTAAGGTTGGAGCTCTCACAGACCGAACTCCGCGCCAGATTCGCCGATATCTTGATGGCGACGAAGCACCGCTTTCTGTGGTTTCCAGGATTGCGGAAGCGGCGAATGTGACGCTCGATTGGCTGGTTTCCGGCCGTTTGCCGATGCACCACATCGAAACTTTGGATCGCTTTCAGAGTGCTACGCGTGAACCACGCGCGATCATCGATCCGGACAATTTTGTCCTTATTCCGCGCTACGACGTGGCCGCTTCGGCTGGCGCTGGTGCAATCATAGAGAGCGATCGTCTGGTTGATTTTTTGGCGTTCAAGAAGGACTGGATTCGGCGCACGCTGGCGCTTGATCCGCAGCGCCTGGCCGTCATCTCCGCCGAGGGCGACAGCATGCGCCCTACCATCGCAGAGGGCGATGTTTTGCTGGTCGATACTAAGATAACCAACGTCCGCGACAGCGCAATCTATGTGCTGCAGCTGGGCGGCGTTCTGTTGGTCAAGCGGCTGCGCATCCGCCTTGATGGTGGGGTTGACGTCATCTCCGACAACCCTGCCTATCCAGTCGAGTCAGTGGCCCAGCGCGACCTTGATCGCCTTGCTATCGCAGGCCGGGTCGTCTGGCATGGCGGCCTAGTCTGATTCGCCAGTGTGGTGATTTTGACATTGCGGCGGAACCACTGCCAAAGCACTTGCCGCGCGTTGTCGGACAAGTTATCGGCGCGGTTCACGTCGCCAGCGCCTCGCTCGACTGGTTCCTGTTGGAATATCAATAACTTGACGTGACGTCGCACGAGGTCGCACGCAAATTCGGCAAAACGTGCGACCTCGCGATTTCTCGCGATTTCCGTTTTGCGCTTTTTCAATGACTTAGCAAATCACCCACCGCCAGGCGCGGCCTCAGACGGTATTCGGGCGCCGATTTTCCGCGGCG